CGTTTAATTGTTCATTTGGGTTAAAGGTTACGTATCGCTCATTCATTCTAGCATCTTTTTGTAAATCAATCATGTTGTTTCGTGTAAGGACTCCGGTCGTTTGTGTCCATTGTGTCCCTTGGTTCATTATCATGCCCTCATATTGAAAGACAACATTTAAGGAAACCAGTAAATTATCGGTTTTGCTAATGTTAGTGGCATTGACTACCATCGAAAAATCGAAATTTCCATTTACAGAAACACCAAGGTCGGACGAATTAAACGGAATATCACCACCAAAATTTAAGCAGATATAAGAACCTACTCGTCCTATCCAATCGCTATAGTTATCTACAAGGCCATTAGCTCGGCTCATGTTATATAATTGTTGAGGAGTTGCAGATGATAAAATACCATCCTGTCCGTTAAAGATAATTTTTAGGCTATCAATACGTATAGCGGAGTCAGTAGTTAGGTATGAATCAAATTGATTTTGACGTGCTACCCAAATAAAAACTTTCGAAGGGATAGAGGTCAAGGTCTGGGTATTAAATTGTATTTGTGTGCTCTGATTTAGAGGAACAGGGACATTCTGGGCGGTCTGGACTGGGAGATAGTCGTAGAACGGATAGGGATATGATGACCTAAGGGGGTATGTAATAGGTGCCTGATAATATGAGATATTAGCTGATACGCCTAAAACTTGGACGTTAATACCCGAAAATACGGAACTACCAACGCCGCCCCTATGTGACCAAATACGAGATAATGGCGAAATATTATTATTTAGACTTCCGTTGTTTCCGCTATAGGTTCCTTGGATTATTAGGTTGTTAACCCCTGTAAGTGGTGTTGCGGTATTCATTTCTCGTCTATTTGCTCCAAAAACAAAAGGCGAGACATAGATAGGTTCGTAGGTTGTAAATTGAACAACTGCGATTGTTGGGTCATTTTGTAATACTATCATATCACCCCAACCGCCCCGGCTTTGCTGTGTGCTATTTCCGGAAAAACTTCCTAGCGGGTCAATTGCTGACTGACTAGGATTATCATCGTATTCTTGCGAATTGTCCAACATTGCAGGACATTGATATAAATCTTGCGATTCTTTAGGATTATAAAAGCGAGAAACCGCCGACCAATAACGATTTATTTGTGTATTAACGCTTGAGTTTTCAAACTGAACTGAGAGCGTAGACAATACGGCAGCGAGAGGGTAAGACCTTGGTGCATCTCTATTAGTTAATCCGGCATCTACACCTGGGGCGGTTGGTGCCCCTTTCATCTGAAGAAGATTAACACCGTCACCGGCTACACCTGTAAATGTTATTTGAAAGGTGTTTTGGATAACAGCGGTAGAAACATCAATTAGAGAAGTAGAATTAAAAACACAATTAATGTTAAAGTTCGACTGGCTAAACTGCTGAGAAGGGAAATTTCTATATATTGTTTGCTGAGGATTTAATACGGCTGTATAAGCCACACGCTCATCAACATTTAGTTTTGGCGATACTTTTAGCCTTAAATCAACGGGGACGTTTGTCAATGTTTGCATATTATTTATATATTATAACTATATATTTTATTTTATATTATTATTTTTTAATTATAATTTAACGGCTTGAACCTTTTTCCTAAATAATAACTTAATACTAAAAGTAAAATTTGGGTTTATATATAAATTTTTTATTTCATTTCTAAATGTTAAATATTGAACTTTGACGTTTATCCTAGACAATGCCCCGGCTCTAACAATTGTAGACCATCTATATTCTGCCGTTGGTAAATACTGGATGGTAAGACGACCTCCTGACCTATTGGAAGCGGAAAAATCAAGGTCGAAATCCGTTAATATTTGAAGATTTGAGCGTGAGACATCAGCGGCAAAACCTAGATTGACGTTAGGGATGCTTTCCCCAATAGTGCCTATATTAGAGGTTAAAACTAAGCTACGGATGGAATTCCACGTGCTAACGCTTGCATATTCTTGTTGAATTTTCCAGATGACATAAGGAGCTAATGGCGTTATTGCGGCTATAACTGGAGGTATTCCTACGAGTAAATTCGGGATTGTGGCATTTGTATTAGTTACGATTAACTGGGTATCTTCTACATTTTGATATAATTCGGCTTGGAATACTGATTCAAAAGAGGTAAAGAAGTCAAATAATAATTTATTCATAAATATGTTTATACCAGCCCCGCCGTTTGTCTCGTATGATGATTCTACATAATAACTAATTAAATTATTATTAGTATCATAAACGAAAATAGGTGGAGAGCTTGCCACTAATTCAATCCCCGAGCCGTCGGCTACTAATTGATTATAACAATCTAGATAAGCTTTATTTATATTATCTAGCCAATGCTGATAAGTGTATATATAAAATATTGCATCACCATTAAAGAAATTTTTATTTACGTTATTCTCTGGGGTATATACAACGTTTCTTGAAACTAGAAAGCCATTATAACTTAAAGTAGCGATATATTTTGTAACATATGGAGGGTTATTAGGAGTTAATACGGGAACTATAAATATCGGTAGAGTATTCCCAGATACAAATAACCGAACCACTGATACCTCGTATGTGTGACTATGATCGAATAAGGGAGTTTGTAATGTTGTATCTATTTCAGCTGGGACGATACTAGAATCTGAAGCGTTATATTGAATACCATTATAATAAAATTTGTTATTATCGTTTGGGTCGAACTCAATTGAACTTTTAGACATTTATTATATATATAATTAATAGAAACATTATAATTTTAATAAATAATTAATATATTTACTTTTTAGATTTCCTTATACTATACCACGTTTTGATATAACCAACCTAAAAAGTAAATATAAAAATAAATATCAGTATTAAACCCTGATGTATTTCGTTATTTTTATATCTTTATTTTTCCCTTTAAAAAATCCGGCAAATTGATGCTCGTCTAAATGTCCATTTATTAAGCGACCCAAACACCAACGGCCGCAGGTGCTTATTTGTTGTTTTTTAGTGCTTTTGCTTTGTAGTTTATATTCATTATATGTTATATTATATGGAGAATTTAAAAGCATGAATACTATTTTTTTATATATTTGATTACTGACGGCTCTAAATTCGTTATCAATAAAATTAAATTCTTCATCTGGTTTATATCCATAGCTATCAAAAAAATGTATTTCATTCTGACCTCGTCGCATGATTAATGTCCAATGTCCGTAATTGTGGCCGGTCATATATAATAATATAACATGGCCGTATGGATATAATAAATCATCAATATTATTATATTTACTTAATTCTTTATACTGGATTATTTTCGTCTTATTTTTTAAAAATCGTTTAATGTCAGTATCAGATAATGACCGTGCTAATTCTTGTTTTATATTCATAATATATTATAATAAGACAAAATTATTTTATAATAAATGCTTCGTTTTCGCTTATAATATACTGTGGGACGGTTAAAGAAATATAAAACCATCTACTTTTTAAAGATGTAATTTTTTTAATTTGCTGTGCGTCTAATCCACCATAAAATTTAAGATATCTATTTATTGCATATTTGGAACCAGTCAAAAATAACATAGCCCCGGAAATATCGGATAATAAAGATTTTGTTTTTTGGTAATTCATGAGAATGTGGAGGGTGACAATGCAAGATATATTATGATGACGTCCATTACAATTTATATCATTTATTAATTTAATAAGTGATTTGCTCAAGTTGTTATTTTGGATATTATCGACATCATCAAAAACACATAGCGAATTTTTTAATTCTTCAATTGTGATAGGGTCATTAATTAAATCCTCATCTATTTTAACACGAATAAAATATTTAATACTATCGTATATTGGGTCACTTTCATGTTGACTAAATAGAAATATTTTATTATCTGGATACATTAGATGATATTTTTTTACGTATTCCCTAACCTGTGTGCTTTTGCCGCTTCCAGTCATTCCAGCAATTACAAAACGCATCGAGGCATTAAGTGGTGGCAATAATTCAATATGTGAACCGTCGTTTAATGTTATCTCATATTTGCATTTATTTAATAGCTTATTTTTGTTATATTTATAATTTTCTTTAAGGCCTTCTTCAAAGGGTTCGGCGTTATTTTTTAAATAATACCTTAATTTTTGGATATTGATTTGTTTATTAATTTTTTTATTTCCTATATAATCATATAATGTTGTGTCATCGTTATCAATGTCAATATCTTTAATACATTCTTCTTCATCTTCGGTTATATATAAAATTTTATTTTTATCTTCACCTTTTATTACTGCTACGGGGTTCCCTTTAGTAAATGAAAACATTTTTAAACTTATAATATAATATACAATATTTTTTATTTTTTTAAAAATTATATATTTAAATTAATAAATCACATTTTCAGTTTTTTATCGACTTCTTTAATTATATTATTACCTTCTTTTTTAATTTGTAATAATAACTCCTTTTTTTCTAAGGGGTCTAATGCTTTTTTATATGAATTATATAAATCCTTTAAAGCTAGCACGCTGCGAACAATTGCAGGGGTCATTATGTGGGAATAATCAACATAATAGCCTACTTTATCTATATAATTTGAAACTTTATTATTTATTTCACCCCCACCCCTCATTAGCCGTTGGTGTCTAGGCCTTTTTAATATAGG